ATTTAAAAGGAGTTGTTTCAGATGAGTTTGCCTTATAGGTAACTATTACTTTATATATCTTCTTTACAAGACCGGGTTGCCCAAAGTCTATATCTCCAGTTACAAATACTTGGTCTTCTTTATCACTTTCAATAGGGAGAAACTTTTTGAAGTTAACATCTGATGTATCTCCAGTAACATTTATACCTACAGTTAAGTTATTGTTCCAGTCTGTTATAAAGTTGGTCATATGCTCACTATCTGTAAAAATCTTATTATGAAATGCCCAAGCATCTGTGTCAAAGTCATATAAGAAACCAGCATTAGCAGTTCCAGCAGAATCACTAGGACTTTTTAAAATTAATAAAGAATTACTTACTGAGTCGTAACCTATCATTGGGTCTTTAACTCCTGCTGAATACCATAACTGCCAATTACTAAATGTAGAACCAAAAGATTCTTTACTAACAGCTATCTTTCTACCTAATAAATTTTTTACACTAGAACCATCATATAGGTAAACACCATTGGCGGCTACCCAAGCTATTCCATTATTTGTTCTAGTTACACTATATGGAAAATTTACACCATAGTATTTAAAAGTATCTTCCAAGTACCAGTTATATATACTTGGACTTGATATATTTATTATGTGAACTAAATTGTTTTTAAAAGCTAGTAACCTATCAGCAAATGATTCTAATGCTGTATATTCACCATAGTCACCCTTGGAAACATCTATAAAGTTATGTTCTAGAAATGTATCAAACTTACCTATTTCACTATACATTATTCTATCGGCAAACTTTTCTACTTTTCCAGACTTGCCTTTAGTTCTTACATTAGCTACAAATGCTCTTCTATTAGTTACAATAGATGCTTTATATAATTCACCTATACCACCAATAGAAACAAAATTTACATCTGGACTAAACCCATTAATAGTCTCATACGTATCTATGTTTGGCTTTAAACAATTTCCTGTTACTTCACCAATGACATAAAAACCATCTCCAGCTTCATAAGTCCAACCTATATGGTCTCCATCTAAGGTTGTCCTAACTCCCTTTTCAATATCTATATCAGCTAATAGTATAAGTTCATCACTTGTATCGTGTAATCTGGTGTATATTCTACCTCCAGTTACCCTGCCATTATAGGCTAAGTCTGCATATATTGACAATTGCATAGATTCTAAGTCATTTACAGGATGAGTAAATGGAACAATTGTAGATGCCCCATTTCCCATTCTAACAGGAATAGATTCTTGATTACCATCGTATATAAAAGATTGATAAAATTCATACTCTCCAGACTCCCATTGACCCTCAGCAGTACCCTTATCTACACCTATGTTAAAACCTAACCCTCTTTCTATTATTGGAGCATCTTGGTCTGCATATGAATGTGGAGCTGTTCCAGACAATGCTCCACCATATGACCTTTGATATGTTATTCCACCACCAGCAGAGCCTGAAGTTTTTAAACAGAAAAGAAATTCCTTTGGATACTCTCCTAGCTCTCCAACATTTCCACTAACATCATTTATAGATATAACTTCACCAACTACAGACTGGTCTAAAACATTTGCAGTAGCGTTATCATTTTCGAATGTAAATGATGTGGCTGTAGTATTGTGTGCTCCATTTAATTGAAGATTATTAACAGTCCCATCTAAATCAGCGTCATCACCAGCTCTCTTTGCTTTTGCGACTCCCCTATGGTCTGTATTGTAGAACGCAGTTGCATTATCAGTACCATCATGACTTGTGTGACCATAAGCATATGTAAGTGAATTGGTTGATTTTGGTGGGTCTAGGCTATTAGGATGTTCTTGCCATTCAGAAAATACTAGCCCTACTGATGCAGATTCTGAGTTAGCACTTGAGAATTGCTGTCTCTCTATATAGCCAAACCATTTAACTAAACTAGAGTTTTGTTCATTTGTATCACAAACTCTTAATGATTCATCTGCGAAATGGAATATATATTTAGCGTTATTTCCAGATATAGTAGGACTAATAGCCCTTGCAGTCCAACCATTATCTTTTGCGGTATAGTCAGTAGTAGCATTTCTAGACCAAATATCAATTCCACCAGCACTATCAACATCACCTAGTGCACACATTTTATCACCAAGTCTAGAAATTACTTCTATTTCTGGGTCTCCACCTGAGTTCTCACTAACTATAGGAGTTCCTTTTAGTATGTAATAAACATCACTACCATCTTCTGTTATATCTGTTATTGTAAAAACTCCATTATTTTTAGCAGTGCCAGATATTCTTATATTATCTCCAATACTTATTAATGAACTTGTATGTATAGTACTGTTTGAAGAACTAGTACCACCTGTTAACTTCATGTAACTTTTTGATGGAACAGCCATTAATTATTCTCCGCCATACTCTGGTGCTGTTATAGTATCTGGATTTGACTTAACCGCAACGAAACTTATTTGACCATTAGATGTTCCTAGGGCTAAAGCTGTTCCAGATTTTGTTTCTATTATAGTCTGGTCAGAGTCTCTACTATGGTCAGATTCAAAATAAAATAAACCATATCCACCACCACCATTTATATTAGTTGTTGACTCCACTATGTACTCTGACAATGTTCCAGAACCAGTAGACTTAACAGAGTGTGCAAATAAACCACCTACTGTTTTTATTTTACCTATTGAATCTACAGACATATTTTCTATAACCGAGTATTGATTAGGTGCTAAATCTCTAGGGTCTCTCCTATTATTCATACCACCAGACCAATCTCTAACAGTGTACATTTGCTTAGCCATTAATCAAGTATCTCCACATGAACTAGGTCATCAAAGCCATTATCTTTTACATCACCATCACTATCCCAGTCTCCTCCCCATCGAACCTTGACACCAAGCTGTTTAGCAATACCACGAATCATTCCACCCATATAGTGAAAGCCATCACGGTTTTCCCAATCTACTGGATAGGGAGCTAAATCAACAGCCTTACCCTCCATATGCTTAGAGTACTTCACCTTCGTTGCTCCCTTAGCCAGTAGCTCTTTCTGTCTTTCTTCACTACGCAATCCTTCTATGATGGTAACATCCATTATCTTAATAAGCTCATTTAGTACATTGACCAGTCTAGAATCAACGCCCTTAAGACGTTCTTTACTTCTCTTTCCAAATTTAAACATAGTTATTTCTTCTTTCTTTTCTTAGCTGTTTTAGCAGACCTCTTAAAAGCCTTAGCTGTAGGAGCACCTTTAGCACCCTTCTTTCTCATTTTTTCACCACTACCAGCTTTTATTCTTTTTCTTTTTGCGTGTATATTAGCGTACAATCCTTTCTTTTTCTTTTTCTTAGTAGCCATTATTTACCTACCTTTTTCATTGCTATTTTATGAGATTGCCCAAACGTCTTTCCTTTCTTCATAGACGCTACCATAGACCTTAAATGTTTTACAGTGTGATGCTTTGAATGTTTTTTCATAGCACTAGCTTGTCTATTTGTCAGACCAGATACGGACACACCTTTTACTTTTTTAATTGCCATAATCTACCACTTAACCTTATTAGCCCAGTAAGCCGCAGACATTTTACCTTTAGCTATATTCCTACCGTGCCTTGCTTTAAAAGATTTACGTCTTGCTTTTTGTCTAGCTGACTCACCCTTCTTTGGTTTACCAGCAGTCTTAACACCCTGTTGACCAAATCGTATTGTTTTTACCTTTGAACCAACTTTAGCAACTACGACATGAGACTTCTTTGGATGATTAGGTGTTCTCTTTGGCTTATTATATCCGGATACACCAGCTCGGGAGAGTCTTGAGTCTTTCTTCTTTGCTTTTGGCATCTCACTTACCTTTGAATATTCCTTCTAATACATCTGTTACCACATCTACCATTTTCTCAAAGAATATTTGTTCTTTTTCTTCAGAGACAAAAGGTATGTCAATCTTTTTATTTATTGCAGTAGCTATACTATCTGACATTTCATCAGATGATAAATGATTCATAACTTCTTCTTTCATTTTATCTGCTTGCTCTTCAGCTAACTTTACTAACATTGATTTAACGTCCATTATTGTTCCTTTCTTATTTTAACTATTTTATGACCAAGATATACAATGCTCATCGTTGCGACAACACATTGTAATAATAAATTAATTTCAGCTAAATAAACGCCATAGTTGGCAAATGATATAGCAGATACTTTTAAACTGTCCATTAATGTTTCCCATTTATTCTAGATAAAGAACCTTCAATCCTAGATACTTGATTATCTAAATCGTTTATTTCTTTTGTAATAGCATCAAACTTTCTATCTAATTTATCATCAGATTGATTCCATCTAGTAATTAGTTTTATAATCATTCCTTCCATATTCTCTAACGTTTCTGATTGACCAGCGTTTTCAATTTTAAGAGCCTCCAACGTCTCTTGTTGTCTTGCTGATTTATTCGAAAGAGAAACTACTAGGTAAACAAACATAGCACCAACTACGCCTATCATCCCAGCTTCTCCATATACCGCCATAAAATCCATTATTTTTTCTTCTTTTTCTTACCCCAGCTAAAGGGGTTTAGGTTTAATTCTTTTTCGTAAAAAGCTACTTTCTCAGCTAGCTCTTCTCTTTCAATTTTTTCTTCTGCAATATGTTTACTGAGTAAGTTTTCAATTTGCTCATCAGCTGTCGCAACTTTATTTTCCAGTGATTTAATTCTACTTTCAACTTGCCAATAACCATAGACCAGAACTGCAACGAGGACACATCCTTGAGCAAGCCACTTAAGGTTAATGCTAACAATGGCGTTATCATCAAGAACGGTAGCACGATAACTTCTGGCTGTATCTGGTTTGCCACTCATTTAACCATTATATGTATAGTAAATAACTATATTGTAACTTGTGTTAATATTTTCAGAGTTCATAATATCCTTGACTTAAACCAGTTCTTAATTCTTTTCCAAAGAGAAAGTTTTTTCATTTCAGACCTTCTCTTCATTCTATAAGTTCTTCTTACCCTCTGTAAGCTATGCATACTGCTGTAGAGTCTGTGTGGTTTACGATTCCGTTAAAGTTACCATACAATATTTCACCGGGTATTAGACTTACAAAAGCACTAATATCATCACCAATGTTAGATGTTACTTTTATTTTTAAAAATTCAGTAGTTCCTTCAGTATCTTTTCCTAATGCCTGAATAGCTATCCAAGAACCTGTATCTGGAGTAACAACAGTAGTGTTGTGCTCTGCTATCACATCAAATCCATTCTGACCTATTAAAAGATTAGAAGCTTCTTTTTCTGTGTATTTATATAATCCAGTACTCATTTAAATCTCCTACAATACCATCCACCAAGCTATAGCAGTTTCAACTATAAGGTCAGATGCTGTGTTATAAGCCCATTTCTCTTTAGTTCCATAAGTTTCTTCATCGCCTTCAACAAGCCATTCAAACACTTCCCATAATACACCAATAACAAATACGCCAAACACACACCAAAAGTCACTCCAATTTAACCATTGAAATATCTTACATAGAAACGCACCAGCCGCTAAATGGTATGATGTCCAACTATCTAATTGACCTGTTTTAATCTGCCAAGAAACTAATTTTGCTATAGGGTTATTCATTACTTAGAGCCAAATACTTTAGAGAAAAAACCTTTCTTTTTCTTTTTGCCTTTTTCAGCTAATTTCTTACCTTTTTTCTTTTTCTTCTTAACATCATCAGCATCAGCAATTTGCTCATACTTTTGAGGTGTAGTAACTTCAGCA